CATTTACTGCTAGTAAGGTTACGCAGCACTGTTAAATCTCTAGTCATTTGCCTTGCATTCTCTATAAGAAGTCTATCAGCTGAACCCTGGAACTCCATAGACGATCGTCCAACAGCTGCTGTTGTCGCACCCTGGTTGGCTCTCATAGTTGTCTTTTTTACATCATAAGACTGCGCAGCCTGCTTATAAATATCCTTCCCGGTATCAAGCTTGTGTCCTGCGTTCTCATAATGAAGCTTAGCCTCTTCACCAGCATCCTCGGCTTTGAATCCAAGTGCTTCAGCTTGTGCCTCAATACCGGCTGCAGTTTGTCTCCAAGAAGTAGCAGTATTAATTAGGTCCTGATCGCTACGTGCTTTCGACTCATTCCTTGCCCTCGCGGCAGTGTAAACATTGTAAGCAAAAGTAGCAGTGCCTACGATAAAACTAAAGACTCCCATATCAAGCCTCCGCTACTTCATAAGTGATGGCCAATATATTCATTGGCGTAGGTTGGGCTGATTCGATTGTTATATTCCCGTACTTACTTTGCCCGGCATTGAAATGTAGCCTCTTCACACCTGTCCAGAGCTTGGCGGCCTGGTCGAGAACAATGTCATCATCCATAGTAAAGTTGGAGCTCAAATCTCCATCCTCATCTCTAAGAGAACCTGCATGGGATTCAAAAAACATTACACCCACCTCATATACCTCTTTTACGTTCTTGATTCTCACCGGCACCGGTAGTGTCGTTACCCTGGAAGTGAAGGGGAAACCGGCCCTTATCAACCTACAGAAGGTAGGTATTGTAATACTCCCACCTGAGACAGCTATATCAGTATAAAACCCAGATTCTGTAAAAACAGATATCTCAACCCCGTCATGATAATGATCAGGAACAGAAATAGAGTTTGAAGTCTCTTTGACAATGAAGGTACTCGTAGACTCTCCAATCCCAGATAATAGGTTGTCTGATAAATCGGAAAGAACAAACTCTGTACTGCTATTCTGTGAATAGAGTTTTAGGTATCTTCCTTCTAAATTATTACATCCCTCTGGTTCCTCTTCGAATTGTATAACATCTCCTATGCTCATTCCCGCTGAGTCAAAGATAATCAGTCCATCATCGCTGAGATGAGCACAAGCAATATCGGCCCCGATCCACTCCACACCACTATCGACATACCAGGCATCGTCAAAGCGGTCCATCCTGTAATACTCTAACTTCTCCAGGTGATAATAGGTATATCCATTAGTGATCCTCCGAACACTAAGGTATACATCATCCTCTCCGTCTGTACCCGGCACAACAGATATAGCGTTTATCTCTCCATCTGTTTCAAAAATACTCCAACCGCTGACACCGTTTTCAGGGTCCAAGACGAAGGCGGCCAATTTACCATTATTCAATACCGCATACACCACATTCACAGGAGCTTGTTGATAGGCAATCTGTTTTATCCCATCACGAAACAAATGCTCAGCCTTCCCACTCAAGGAGGGGGAGAGGTAAGTATCCTTCTCAAAGTTATATTGGAGTATCCTCAATTGTGTTCCCGGTGATTGTACGAATATTAGATAATCTCCTGCGAGTACAGGCTTGATATTCTCACACCTGTGGGCTGTCTGACGTACCAGCTGGAACGCCGACACTGGGGTTATGGTCTCATTGTTACCTATGGTGAAGATGCCCTCATCTGTGGCAATCACAAAACTACGTAGTCCGCTGATCCATTGTATTTTAGTACCAAAGTTATCTTTGATAACAAAATCATACGAAAAGCTTGCATCAAAACCCATACGAAAAACAAATGGTTTACCCACGTTAGAGCCAATTATTCTTCTTGGTGAATTGCTAAATCCGCTTAATATAAGACGGCTATCAACAGAGGCAACATTCCCCGGTCTGATGGCACTCATATCACCCGGCTGGACTGCATATTCAAGTATCTCATCCCCTGCAACAATCGCATCACCTGTAATAGGGGTATAAACCCCTATCATTTTGTTCTCAGGGACCTCAACATCTACCTCTCGCGTAGTATCCGAATCATCTTCATTAGTAACTGTTTTTGCCTGATACTTAGTCCAGACGTACTCGTTCATTGTGAAATACCCGCTCTTAGTAGAGGTCCTTAAGTAAAGTCTTTGGCCCACATCACTGGAGGCAAAAGAAAACCTATTATAACTAACAGAGATTGTACCACGCATCTCGGTAGGACTAAGGACCGTGGGAGGGGCGAGCTCAGATGAATCAATTGCGTACCAATCTATTGTCTTTATACCCCAACCCTCATCACTGCCGGTATTATATATAATGCGCGGCTCTGTTGTGTTGTGGGTAATAATCAACTGATCGTCAAGTTCGACATAATTAAGGGAACTTGTTGCCGCAATATTCCATGGAGTCACGAACTCTACTATATCTCCTACTCCATCTCGGATAACCGTACCATCTTTATGAATCCGAAAGTACCCGTCCCCAAACTCTAATAGGTACTTAGTCAACCCTACGGTAAGTGGTATAAGCCTCACATTTCTGTCTGTGTATCTATGAGTTCCAGAGAACTTTGTGCCAGGTCTTTTATTTAATGAGCCGGAGGGAGTTATGAGCATATTTTTGATTTCTTTCGCACTCGATGCGTAGAACTTGGTATCAATGCGCCCATAGTAAAGTGGAGATATTTCCCCTTGAGAGAAGTTGGTTATATTACCTTCCACTATAATAATCCTCGGAGTCTATAGGGTCTTTGCGTTGCCGTGCATCTTCGAGAAATGCAGCAGTTGCTTTCTGCACATACTCTTGCAACATTACCTGGGCCCTTTTCCCGCCATCTATGGCAGGAGAGAGGCGGTGAGCGAGGTAGCTGGTAAAGGCATCTATTACAGGTGAGGGTAGGAAGGCCGGGTCTATACGCCTAGTATAGTAAAACTTTACTACGTCGAAGTTACATTCTACACCAGGGCCTCCAACAAGAGCATAATCGGTAATATCATTATTCCACTCATCTTTGAGCCTTTGGAGGTGCAGAAAATCGGTGGGTACATTATATCGATATTCATAATCGATTAATGGTGGGTCGAGTTCCTCTCCTTCTGGAGGGACAAGATAATCTAAAATCCTCATGCCATCAGACCAGGACCACATATAAGATGTGGTAAACACATCAAGGGAGGGTTGTAGCAGTTCAGCACAAATACTACCGGCGGCTGTCACGGGAGCCTCTATGTTACTTATCATCTTAGCTCCTAATTTAAGAAGCCCCTGATTTGCCAATTCGGTAGCACTTGCCATACTCTCCCTTCCTTATTCAAATACGAACCAGATTCGTATTTCATTCTTTTTCTACGGGCTCTTTTTTCTTCTTATCTTTTACGTCCTCGATGCTTGGTTTAATGAAATCGGCGGAATCGGTTGCTATCTCGAAGTAACTATTGATAGCCGCCCTCTTACCCTTAACCAGATAAAGGTCCTCTTCATTTGCCTTATCACCTACCGCGTAAAAATGACCGTTTGTGTAATTCCTTACAGTACAACGATACTTCTTCCCCATATCTATCTCCTATAAAAGAAATTGAAAAAAAGCGACCGAAGCCGCTTCATTTTAATAGGTAGTGAACAGATCAACCTTTCCAGCCGTAGCGGTTGTTCCTCCATTCACATTCCTACATCTAGTATACTGCTGCCCACCGGCGGATACAGGTATTTCAAACATAGCACTTTTGACAAGAGCTGCAAGGGAGATAACAGGGCTTGTTGCCATTGTCTTTACTCCTGTTGCAAAATCCTCTACATCAGAGCTCTCCAAGACAAGCTGTTGACTGTCACAGGTGGCAAAGTCCTCCCTCACCACAACATTAAAGAACCTAGGGACGGCACCAGAGCCAACCCCCTTAGCATCATACCCGGTTACAGGGGCTCCATGGTCTATTACATCTCCTACCTGGCCACTTGCCACAGCAGCAACGTTTTCAGCATACACATCATTCTGACTTATAATCATTTCATACTCCTTTTCACAGGCACCGGGCCTCCCCGGTGCCATTTACCTCTATTTGGCTAATTATAACAGCACTCTCCTTAGGAAATTACTGATTCAGTGAGAACCAATTGCTCTTCCATCTTGATAGGGGTTCCCATGTAGTCCCGTATCCACTTACGGCCGAAGGGGTTAGTCGGATCGTAGGTCACATTAACCCGGTCTTTGGCCACTTTCTGCAAGTTCCGCAAGCTTCTGCGGTTCAAAAAGATATAGGAGCTTTTCTCACCCATATTAGGAAGTTGTGCCAGGGCATCAAGAATCAAATCGTCGCTGAGTCCACCATTATCCCCGGCATCATTGATAACCGCATCTTCAAGGTTTGCGATACGCACAATAGCCCGGTCGTCTTTTACAACGAATCCCAGGTCCCAGATGAAGTGAGTAGTTAGAACATCGTAACGTTTACCATCACTGTCATACTTAGGCTCTTCACCCTTATCCTCAGTCTCGATACCCGCTTTGGTGCCATTTGGATAGATACCATACATCGTATCATCTCCAAGTTCCATAATCAGAATACTCATAAGATCGGTTCCCGTCCCACCGGCATCAATGACCTGAGGACCGCCAGTTATATTATAAGCCCCACGAGCGAAGATACCATCAAGAGAGTTAGGGTCCTCTCCTAGGTTACCATAGATAATCTCATGACTTACCGATTGGGTCAGTCCTGTCATAAAGAGTTTATCTTCCTGCAATCGGAGACCTGCGGCCGCCGACCTTTCTACTCCACGGAAGTTACGCACATCAACCTGCGAATAACTTTCGATTGTTCCCATGTATTCCTTGGCCGGGCGGGTTCCGCCATGCTCAAGATTTACACCCTTATCTCTTTTGGTCCATGTACCTGTTGGCACACTTACTACTTTGCTAAAATCATGATGGGTCTCTGCGCTCGCTGTCTTAAAAGGCAGCACCTCAAGCAGTTGATTTTTCTCCATCATAGTAAAGGCCAGCTCTCCGAGACTTCCATCGCGATCCAAACGGTTTGCAATTTCGTTCAACGGCAAAGCCTTATTGACTAACGATATTGTTGCCATAACACTCTCCTTTGATCTAATTTCTTTCCGTTAAAAAGCAACTAGCCTCCCGGTGGTTGGCCTTTATGTTTTTTTCAGGTTAGGTTCTTATCTATTATGACATTACGTATGAGTATTTGTCAACACTCACTTTTTATACATAGACGGATAGAGCCGACGCAGACGTGCGTCCTCATCGCTTATCATTCCCCCTTGAGATTCAGAGATAAGGATACCATCCTCAGCGAACATTGCTCCGACCTTCTGTAAAAAGCTTAAGATCGCCGGGTTATTCCCAACTGGGCTTGAAGTCACGAGTTCATAGAAGGGAGTGTCGGCTAATTTCAATGCTCTCTGCATATCTGCCTTCTTCACCTCATGATCTTTCCCAAAACTCTCACGCATCCACAGTTCAGCCTCATGTTTTGTCTTCCCATATTTACCCTCAGCCTCATTATTGGCCTTTTCTTTATTTTCAGTGACAATCTCTGCAATTTTTTTCCCCTGCTCTTCACTCACGCCAACATCATGGAGGGCCCTCGCAAGCTCCTCATCCACATCCTTATAGCCCTCGTAGGTTTCTGGAACATTTGGAATAGTTTTGACCTTCTCGTTTAATTCATCGTACTTTTTGACAAGATCGGTGATAGTGCGGAACTCTGCGAGGTCCTCCCTACTCTTAATATCCCCAGCACCCTGGGCCTGCCATGCGGCTAGGCCTGTAGTACCCTCACCTTTCTCTGTAGTACTCTCAACCTTCTCTGTAGTACTCTCAACCTTCTCTGTAGTACTCTCCTCCTCGGCTCCCACTGCAGCAGGGGCCTCAGTGGTCTGTTCGGTATTCTCACCCTCAACGGCGCTCCCACCTGCAAGAACAGACCCATCATCGGCGGCGTATGCAACTCTAATCATTTTTCCCTCCATATTCACTCTCACCTAAATACTCATCCGGTACTTTAGCCATACCTAGAAATGCCTCGGCAACAATCAAAGGATTATCGCTGCCAAAAATACCCATATCGTAGAGATAAGTCACTAGGGTGTTGTGCCGTGCAATATCATCCTCATCTTTTATAGGCATAAAAAAGCCCATCCTTACCAGTAGCTCTGCGAAAACCTTAGGATGGGTTTTATACGCATTGATAAGATCCTCGCTGCGCTCCTTGAGAGCCTCCAATTCATATAACTGACTCTGATCTATAAAGTATCCTCTCATCTCATTCCCCCATTGCGCCCATAATATCATCCATTTTCGCCCCCTCAGAGGCTTTCCCAACTTCTGTGGCATTATCGACTGTTTGTTGCTTAGCCTGGGACTCGGCTTGAGCCGCTCTTATCTGACTCAACTCCTTCTCTGTCCTCAGTACATCGCTCTCAACGTTGTTTACTTCAAAGCGGCGGCGAATGAAATTATCGGTGTTAATTATCATCGCGGCCGAGGGGTCCATTTGCAGTAACGGGTAGACCTCATTCAAGGCCTGTAACATCCCCTGACCTTCAACAGCCCTCCGCTGTGCTTGTGCAAGGAATCCGTTAAACTTAAACTCACTTCTTACCCCTTTAGCCCATGATCCGGGAGAAGGTAGGATTCCCTCATCCACACCACTCTCGAAACTCCTCTCTAAGATACCGGTGAAAGATGAAAAATAGTTTTGTACGATGAAGGCAATGAGACTCAACCGCTCTCCTTGCTTCTCGCTTACCTCATAGGCGGTCTGTCTTGTAGTGGAGCGACTTAACATAGTCCAAAAATCGACCATAAAGTGATATTCTACAATCTGGTCCCGTCTACCGAGCAGGTCCATCGATGAGAGATACTCCCCACCTACGCTCATAAACTCAGGCTTTCTCTCAGGGTTCGTATAGTACATAACCTTCTTTGGTGCATATTTGATTCCATAGGCCTTTGCCTCAGTTCCAGCTATCATTGGCGGGGCGGCCCTAAGTTGGGCTCCCTCCAAAATACTCATAGATAATTGGTTGGTGTACATAAGGTCCTGATAGGCATCATCGCCAGGTCCCCGGCCGTATTTCTCACCACTGTTCTTTCTATAGAACCACATAGTTAT